CCTTCTTCAGCTTTAAAAGTGTTGTGTTGTTGCACAAATGTTGTAAGCTGAGAGATTGTGTCAAAATCATTGATAATAAGTTTGTTGTTCTCTATCAAAGTTTTTAAATTTGAACAACCAATTCGTTTAACTTGAGCAGACATTTTGATGCCGAGCTGTATTCCTCGACCAAAACCGGTGCCCATGGCTTGAGCCTTCTTATTTCCAGTCTCAATTTTAATCAGATTCTCATATTCCAAGTCCTGATGCAGGGTATCTGCAATCTGTGGTGTATTGTTTATTTCGACGAGGACGTATGCGTTGTTGTATAACTTGGCTGTATTATAAATGACTGTCGGGAAAAGGACGGGCGAAATTGAGGAGGAGTTGTACTTAGCAACTTGTCGATATGGAACTGCGGAGATATCAAAGACGGAAAAGGACGAGGCGTCCATGTTTCTTCCTTCTGACGGGTCCACGGTGATGGCGTAAAGGTGTTCGAGTTTTGTTTCATTTTCGTCAGCCTTAATTGGTAACTCAAATATATCTAAAAGCTCATGCTTAACAACAGGATCATTGTATGCCAGTTGAGCAAGTTTGGAACCAGAGATGAGTGTGTTCGTTGAACCCAAAAATTCACACTCAAACTCCTGACGGAACTGTTCTTCAGAGGTGTTCTTGATTGTCTCTTCTTTCCATTTCTGATCGCGTCCTGGCACCATCGACCAATGAATTTCAAATGTCTTATAACCGTTTCGTTTGTTCATTGCATCCATCCACAACTTGTAGAATAGATTCATGCCGTTAGGTGTAGATACAATAATAATCTTGGTCGTTTTACCGGATGAGATAACGGGATAAACGGAGTTGAAGAATTCGTTGGCGATGTTGTTTGGAACGAAAGCGAATTCGTCCAAGAATACGATGTTGAATGCGCCGCCTCGGATAGCAGAACTTGATGTTGACGCAGCAATAATCTTTGAACCGTTTTCGAGTTCTACATTACCCTTGTTCCATGTGACAACACCTTGTTGCAGCCACATTGGTAAGTTTTCATATGCAAGTTGATACTTAGCAAGAATGTCTCTGGCTAAAGAACCTTTGTTGGCTAGAACGGCTATGTTTTGATCGTCTGAAAATAGAGTGACCCAAAGAAGATATGCAACTGATGTTGTTGTCTTACCGACCTGCCGGGGACATTTGGTTATAGAGAAACGATTTTCATGGTATGTTTCAATCATGTCTCGCTGAAAGTCCCACATCTTGAAAGGCATTAGACCTTGATCGACGTTAACAATCTTGATATAACTAGCAGCAAAGTATACTGGATCTTGAGAGCATTTTATATACTCATCGACCTGTTCTTGTGTATACTTTACCTCAACGCCAGCCTTTTTGAGTAAAGGATTATCGCGGTAAGAATCCTTATTCTGTATCGGCATCCTTCTTACCTTTCAGCAGCTTATTTAAATCCGCTGTTGACCCGACAAAGATTGCTTTGTCTACATTGACACCGCCATCTTTTTGTTTGATGTTCTTCATATCACGGACCGCCTTTTGCATTGTCATTAATTTTTCGTTTGCTTCTGCGGTGTTTTTAATCAAGGTTGCCACAACTTCAAATGCTCTAGGGTGTTCAGTATCTGTAGCAATCGCCATCAGATGGTCGATAGCATCGCTACCTTTTTTAACCAACTCTTTTAAAGTTTTGCGTGACTCTTCATAGTCTTGATCTAGATCTTGTTCAAGTCTAGCCGGTGTACCAAATTTAGTTTCTACTACCGGTAGAGTTTGTTGTTCTACTACCGGTAGAGTTTGTTGTTTGGGTTCCACATCAAATATTTCACTCATACTTTTTTCAAAATTGCTCATGTTTTTATCGATCAAGACTCGGAAATGATTGTCGTATATGTATAATTATTCGGTAAGATAACATTCGACGGATCTGGTGTAATCGTAATTGTGGCTGATACGCCAGGTTGCACCAAATAATTATTTGCATTCCAAGACGAATGACTTGTGCGACCAATTACATTTGCACCTGTTACAAAATGTCCACTCACATGTGAAATGGTCAAATTATTTGCATTTGGTTCCCAATATTCAACTTTAGCGTGTGCTGTGGCAGTTTGATATGAATAACCCTGATAAACGGTTTCACCAATTAAATAATCACCTAGACCGTTTGTTAATTTTATGACAACATTTGTTTCTTCGCCCAAGTTTCCATCCTCTAAAATATTTGTGATGGATGTTTTGATGATTTTTGATTCAGAAACCGGACCATACAAAAATCCTTTAACGGTGAATCGTAATGTCCAAATAATACTTCGAACTTTAGAATTGTAATCACCTTCATAATCTATTTCGTGAGAAACATCGTTGAGTATAAGTGGGATTTGTTTAACGATGCCCATTTCAGGTACCAGATTGACAGAAATTGTATAGTCTGGGGTAAAAAATGGAAGAATCTTTTCCATCAACTGTGCGCCATCTTCAATGTTACGCACATATGCATATAATTCAAAATCAAAATTAAAAGGAACCGGATTGTAAACTGCAAGTGTGGTGTTTTGTGCTCCACCAGCATGTGTTAATTTTTGGTTCGTGTTCAGCTTACGAGTAGAGTCGTAACTCATGTCTGTCATTTCAAATGACATGATAGGTAGAGTTACTTGGACCTTTTTGTCTAGGCTTGGATCACCTTCTAGACGAGAAACATATTTTTCTTTGCCACCATAGACAATCGGAACAAGAAAGTGTTCCTGCTCTACATTATCAGCATCGTATCTTGCAATTGAAATGCCGTTGAAAACATTTCCGAAAGCTACTATGATTTTTCGGATTATTCTGTGATACGCATAACTCATGTGGGTAATCCGAATGGGTTATTTTCAGACAAATTTACATAGTTATTTGCTTCGGTTTGAATTGCAAAATTGTCGTACATTTCTCGCTCTTGTGGATCTGTTAGTGGATCTACTGCGTTTACAATAATATAGTTTGCGCCGCTGGTGTTTCCAGTAACACGTTGAGTGTTAGCAAAAGTTCCAAGTAGATCAGTAACTTTAAGTGTTCCTGATGGTCGATCCCAATATGTAACAGTACCTGATACGCCAGCAACATTAGCCGTAACGGCTTCGCCGACCACAAAGTTATTTGATGCGTTATTTGCTGTCATTCTCAATGTAACATTGTATGCATCTTGGACAACCAAATTGTCAACATCTGGAATACCAACTGCAATTGTTTCTTGCGAGTATTTGAATTTCTCAAGCTCCAATTTATAGAAATAGGGATACTTGTTACCCAAAACATAAAATGATTCTGAATAATTTACATACTTGATCTCATACATCTCGCCGTTCTGAGACAAGAACGGCACATAAATTAAATCGCCTTCGCGTGGACGAACATATCTGTCTTGTGGCACCCAACGGGCGAATGAACGCTTGGAAATAATAACAGACATGTTATTGCGAATCTCTAGACCAAATTTGGAGAAGAACTCTCGCTCTCCTTCGTAACCGTCCACATTTGTAACATACATTTCAAGTGGATAAGCCGCAGTAAACTTCTTCAGCGGATTTTCACCATAGATTAAATCTCTAGCAGCATCATTTATATTTGGTATATAATATATGTCAATTCCATTTATTTTTATTGTCTCAACCATTACATCTTCGATGAGCCTTTGCTCTGAGGTGTCTTGGAAATTATTAAAGTATAAATTGGTAGCAATTTTAGGTTCCTACACTTTCTTCTTTGCCTATCATACCAGATAATGCTTTCCATGCAATTTCATCCTGCCAACGTCCATATTTTTCAAATAACACACGATGAGCTTCGGCATGTTCTTCTACTGTCAGAAGAATTAAATTTGATGGATCATCCGAACCACCCATATGTTTAGGAATAATATGGTGTTTATGCATTAGTTCAGATACCACTCAACTGGTAATTCATAGCTGTTGGACATTTCAAGCTCTAGGTCTTTAATTTCCTGAGCAGCTTCGTCAAAAATTTGTTGACCATTTAAAGTAACACCGCCAGGCAATTGAACACCAGAAAATTTCTTCAGATTAGCACCCCATGTTCGTTTGATTAGTGCTGTTGCATATTCTTTGAGCCAACGGTCGTTCCATACTGATATATAATCTTCCGGTTTAATTGTCGCATAGCATTCGGTAATAACAACTGCACCTGCCTGTACTTCTGATCCCCAAGCCCAGTCGATGAATAGTCTGTGCATATGTCTTTGAAACCGAATAGGAACTTCACCAGTAAACATAATTTCCAACGAACGCAAGTGTTGCTGTGTCAAAGTATAGTTGACATATGATGCAGAAGTGAAGTCATACAATTCGTTCAAACGCAACTGATACCGCAAATCGAACATGTTTGCAGATTGAAGTGAATCGGTAATCGGGAATATTCTGGTAACACCGATGATGTTAACATGATTGCCCTGAGAATCTACTGTCACATCTGGACTCAGGTCAAGGTAACGCCGAGAAATGTCGGTGGCATCCAGACGCTTTATATAATACAGCTTTTGTAGTGCGTCAAAGTGGTAGTCTTGCCAGTATTGCAACGCATCGTCAATACGATCTTCCACCTGATCGTCATCAACGTTAATATCTATCGTTGGGAATCCGAGGCGGCGAAGGCAGTATTCTTTGAATGTTTGTCTATTTGTTACTGATGGCATTTTTTTGCTCTATGAAAGACATGGTATCCTTTTATTTATGTTATACAAAAACTATTAGAAAAACATAAAAAAGTTACCTAAAATTGTCGACACTAGTGTGCTGAATGCAAAATACCATCCGAGTGAACCTGAATTTGTTGAGTTTGGTCCTGCATACCACTCATTTAGCAAATCGTATGCGCGAACGTTGCTTATGTTCAAATAATTTACAGCAGTATCTGTTGCTAGGCCTGTGCCTGTATAGATTAAAGTTGCTGGCGCTGCCGCTGAAGTTCCGGAAACTGTTAGAATATTACCTGAGGCACCTGTTGCTGCCCAGGGGTTTGTCAATGTCTGAACTGTGGAACCTAAAGAAATGGATGTAGCACCTGTGGCGCTGTAACTATTGGTGATTGTTTTGAAGATATTACTTCCTGTAATTGTTAGTGCACCTGCACCGCCTTGGTTGATGGTGATGCCGGAGTAAGAGATGCCACCACCACCAAAAATTTTAGCGCCGGCGTTAGTCAGGCTAATGGTGCCCGTACCGGTAACGGTGACGTTGGAGCCCGATACGGACCACGTGGTTCCAGCTCCTGCGAAAGTCCAAGTACCAGAACCAATCGCAATAGTTCTAGCTAAAGCTCCCGCGGAAGAAAAGGCACTAAACGTTCCTGTTCCTGCGTTTGTTACGTTATATCCATTCGCGTCAAAAGTCCCGGCCAGGCACTCCGGATTGCTGTTTGTGGTTCCGGAGCTTGTTACCCAAGAATCTTGAAGTGTTACGGAGCCACCAAGACTGTTTATGGTTGTCGGCTGGGTAAAGGTTTTTCCTTCACTTCTAATTGTTTGCGCTCCCCGTCCCGCATACGTTATTCTGCCGGAGCCAAGGAGTGTTGTTCCTGTTCCGTTGATCCAGTTTCCGTAAACCGTGGGTGTGTTCGTACTCGTTTGCAGCGTCATTGTGTTGCTAGAAGTGGTACGGGCACTCATATCAATCGTGCCAATGTTGTAGTTTGCGTTAATGGTTGTGGTAGAATTATTAGCCGGATATGTTGTCGCCGGAAAAATGGCTGTGTCTTGAGCAAGCGGAAATGCAGTTGCATCAAATGCTCCACCGTTTGTCAAGGACCAAGAACCTGGGTTTGCTGTACCCCAACTATTAGCACCAGTTTGTCGATAGTAAACAGTTTTAGCTGCATCAAAAGTAATTCCAGAGGTGCCTTGGCAGTTACCAAGCCGTGTGCCGCCGGAACCGGCAGCCACTCCTGCGAGGATGATATCCCGGAAATCAGCATCAGTCAAAGAAACCGCTGCACATGTCAAAGTTCTAGAAGTGCCTATTGTGTCAGATGCAAGGAAGTTACGGAAAGCTCCACCACTACCGGCACTAACGACCAGAGTACCGTTGATGGTCTGGTTGGCGGCAAATGAGGCAGAAGAAATGCCCACCGTGGTGCGTCCCGTAAAGGTCAGGTTGGCTGTAAATGTATTTGTGCCATTAATTGTGGCGGTTAAACCTGTTGGTTGATTAAATGTTACATTATAAAATGTTTGTCCGCCGCCGCTAAAGGTCGGAGCAGAAGCATCCATCGTAATAGTAGAAGTGCCTGCGTTAAAAGTTAAGTTTGTAGATGTAACTTGAAAAGGACCGCTTGATCCAAGCGTCAGCGTGCTGCCATTTAAATTTATCGTTCTAATGTTACTATTGTTGGACGAAAATGTACCTGCTGTTATTGAATAGTTGCTGGCAGAAGTGCTAAATGATCCGTATGTTACAATAAATGTGGACAGCGCACCAATATTTGTATTAAATCCAAGCGTCCATGTTGAACCAATTCCGTTAACTGTGCAGGAGGATGCAAGCGCCAGTCCGTTGGTATTGAACGTGTAGCTGCCGTTCCCGGCCCAACTCATCGCACCTGTGTATGTACGGGTGATGCCGGTAGCCGCAAATGTAACGTTGCCATGGAATGCAATTGATACAGAACCAGCAAGGGTTACGTTACCAGAACCTGGACCGGCCATATTGAACGATGCACAACGAGCAATCGTGATGCCAATATCAATCGTGGCAACGTATGCTGTGGCGTTGGAGGCGGAGTTGAATATTACTGCGTCTAAAGATGTTGGAATAGCGGCAGGTCCCGCACCGCCTGAAGTAGTTGCCCATTTGGTTGTATCTGACCAGTTGCCCGTACCGCCACGCCAGTAAAGAGTGCGCGGTGTTGGAGTAGCGGTAAAAAAAAGAGCGCCAGAGTTACCTGCTCCGTTTGTACTGTTTGCGCCAGCATAGAGTTCTCCTGAACTAGTGCCGGAGATAGCACAATAACTAATAGACAAATAGTCAATACCTGTGTTAGCAGGACCGGCTATAGAGATAAAATATTGAGTTGCAGCAGTAGATGGAGATATCGTAACTAAGTTTCCAGCAGTTCCCGTAACAGACCATTTACCAATAGTTGTTGTGGAACTGGATGAAAAAATAATCGTGTGTGCCACGGTTTTTGTGGACGCAAGTTCACCAAATATGTTGTTGCCAACAATTGTCAAC